ACACAAAGACCGGGTGTCATGATTATCATAATAAATATAAAAACAACCTCAAGAACATGGTTGTCTTCGCAATGAATGGTGTTGAGCAATCACTCTGTGATCGTAAAGCACGCAGTGGCTGACCTCCACCTCCAAAATTCTCCTCAAGGATGCTGCTGCCTGCTCCCTCCCCAGACCCACTTAAACTAAATTGTGTTCAGGCCTCACTGTTGGTAAAGACCTAAGTGATTTGCTTTTGTGCTTTGTTTTTGGTTTTTGTTTGGCTTGATTTTATTTTAAGTTGCTCACTTTGGTGATTATTAACTTCTGTGCTTGTGGATACCCGTCACCCAATAATTGACCTTACTCTAGTATAGATGACTATTTACAGCTTCTTCTTTAGTATTGCTGATTTTATCAGGGCAACAATCTTTGGAACACATAGTGCAACAACAATCAAGAAAATGATTGCAAGTATGACATATCCTATAATTATGCCCGCTGTTCTGAAAGGGCCACCAAGCCAGTCAACAAGGCCAGCAGCCCAACTGGTGATATCCCATCTTCCTGCTTTGGGGTTCACCACAACTGAATTGGTTTCTTCATGCCTTCTGTCGTCAAATGGGTTCATGGCCACGAGAGTCCCAGATATGGTCATAGCTTTATAGTACCCGTCACAACCATAAACCACATCCTCTTTGACCTGTGGGGATGACAAGTGCACGACTTTACAATCAGTGGATTTAGGGCTGGCCACATTCATAACAATAGTCAAGGAGTTGTCTGGTGAGTGAACATGAAGAGTAGTGTTCTTGGCAGCAGTAGCCTGAATGCAGACTCTGGCACCTTCGTTGCAAGAATAGCACCCCGTTATGTTGACAAAGCTAGCTTGGCAGGGCGTTCTCTCTTCTTCAAACTCGACCTCAAAGTTGTCAAAACTGAGAGACATAGAGGCATGGACCACACCCGAAGTGAAAGCCTGGACGGTTTTCTTGTCAATAGAACTACTAAATGTCTTCCCATTTCGGGTTTGAGGCAGAGCCCCTCTCAGGAAGACCGCAAACGGATCAATCAAAGAGGTTGAGCAATCAACTATGTCGGTCATGGGCTTATATCTAACTATGTCTGGGGCTACAGCGCAGCTCCTGTGTGCAGTCAGAGCAGCTGCTTCAGACGAGCACCTTACCTCCCCTAGAAATCCTTTCCTCGGTTCCATAGAGATGGCCTCATCCACCAAAGCAAATGAGCCAGATGAAGACCTGAGGAAGCTGAATGAGTTTGTGCCAGTTATGCCCTCGAATTCAAGAGCCAGAGTAATTGACCCCCAGCTAAAGAATTTCGTGGTCATACCAGTCATTGTGACCTTCTCTTTATTCCCATTAAAATCAGTCACCTCCAAAACTAGTCTATGACTCCAGTCTACACAATTAAAAACCCTTATTGCTTCTCTCTTGGTCGGCCTCAGTCTCGCATGAACAAAAAGACAGGATGCATACACACTAAAGCAGGCACAGCCCATCCCACCACACTGTTCAATACACTTGTTTTCGGATATAACTGAGTTATTCGTCATCCCAAAGAACTCCTTTGATACCATTGTGTTGTTCCATTGCTGGCAGCTGTCCCCTGTGCACTCTGCTACCCCATGGCATCTTCTTGAGCTAAGGCACTCAACCCCATACTGAGTGGTCCAGTAAGATTGCCCTTCAGAGCACGTTAGCTCACTGGCCACTGTTTTGATTGTCAGAAATTTCTTATCAGTTGAATCTGGACCCCTCAGAGTGACACAGGTCTCTGATCCTATGGGCCCGGCCTTCACATTCACCACCCCTGATATAGTGCAAATGTCTTTAGAGTCTCTTGTTATGCATTTCACTATTTTTGAGCTGGCAATCGTGTGGTCTGAACATGCACTAGCAACGCTGAGAGTGAACAGAACCGCCAGATATATTGCAGATCTAGGAATGGGTCTCCTGTCTCTGTCTCTGGCTCTGTACACTGCTCTAGCTTCAACAGGCCTCCATCCAATCTCTTCATTTATCCTAGCCATTCGTCTCTCAGTGCTTAGCTTGAGCTTTTTTGATAGCCAACATGTGAGCCTGACCATCCAAGAAAAGGGTACCAGAATCACTCCTGGTGCTACTCTAAACAACTTTAAGCACTTCCTGAGGATCATAATAGCCACCAACATGAATACAACAATGATTGTCACAACTACAAATGCACTCAGAGCTGTGTGACATTGATAATTGATGATCCCTTCAGCACAGATGATGCATGAATGAGCAATGCACGGGTCCTTTGGCTCGCAATGAACCTTGTAGTGGGAGCTGACCTGAACTTCGTCATGAGAAAGATGGATCCCAATGTCCCCACCGATTGATGAAGCCATTCCAGGGTAAGGTATGAAGATCTCTGTGGCTGGTGATATTGTCAGAGACGTGCAAGCTCCATGAGAACAAGCTACAGCTCCTGATATCATAAACCCAGTTGACCTAACTAGAATGTGGTCATCCAAGCATTCAGAATAGCAGCTATCGCATGAGTCTTCTGATGTAATAACTGGGGGAGGCATCTCTCTCCTAACAACAGCCCTTTCATAACCAATACACTTGGGTTGTAGCCAGACACCCCCGTAATAAACCTCTATGGGCCCTGCCCCAGGTGCAACTTCACAGTGGACATCTGGGAGCTCATTGTCACATGCAAACTTAGAGCAAAAGGTGTTGTCGCCTGAGCAGATTTTTTCTTTTGCGGGATCCACATTTTTACACTCGGTTATTTTTATGGCTGTTCGTCCACCATGATTAGATGTGTCTGTGTCAGCATTTGCCTTGGGCCCATAACAGATGAAGTTCTCTTTCTCCAAGACGTCCTTGTTCCTTATTCTCATACTGTCCATATAAAGTTTCCCTTTATTCTTGAATACAACAAAGGGAACAACTTCTTCAATATCGGCAAAGTGGTCACACTGTCTAAAGTTGGTCATCCCAATCTTGCAGTAGCCCTTCAGGACCTGTTTTGGTCCAGTGTAGTCCACGGAGTTTGGCTGGCAGACTGCGTCCTGAAGCTGCATTAGTAGCCCCTTCTGAGGGGTGCCTTTCTGAGCTTTTCTGCACTGTATGCAATTGTCCATCAGCTCTTCCCCTTTCTTGCAATGGATGTTGCCAAGCTTCCCCTCTGAGTCAATGTATAGCATGCCAGTAACACCCCTCGGGCACTTATAAGCCAACTTTCTGACCTCTTTGGAGCAACGTGCATCCTTCGCCTTTACCTGGGTTTCATTGCAGGAGGTAGTTGGACTCATTTCTATAATCCCATCATAATGGGCTTCTAGAATCGCCCTGTGGTGGTAATGTGAGTTGAAGAACGGGTACCTATCAAAAGACTTAAGGTGGTCAAATCTGCTGCACACCACACCATAGTCAATCTTTGTACAAGGCTCGTTCCCTTCGATTGCAAGCAAGGTAAATTTCCCCATGCCTGGCCTGTTATTTATGTGCGTGGCTGAATTCATTCCTGCCTCAGGAGCAACTGCTACTGAGGTGCTTAGTAATGATAGCATTGCTGTGGTTACCAATGGGATTGAGCTATTAGTCGGCTTTCGAGCCTGAGATGCTGTCTCCATGTCCTTTATTTTCCTCCTTAGAGACTGCATTTCTGACTTGGCCCGCTGAAGCTCATCCTTTGTGGCTTGATGATCAAAAATCTTAAAGGTTAGCTGCTTTAACTCTTCTTTTAAGCCCTTGATTCTGCCATCTGACTCCTCAAGCCTAAACTTCAAGCTCTCTTGGTCGTGCCCTCTCTTCGAGGCCTCTCTGAGTTCTACTCTTAGCCTTTGGACCTCGTTCTCCTTCTGTTGAATTTCGTGGTGGGCCACTTGAATTTTTGCGTCTAGTGCTGCTCTCACTTCCTCCAGTTCTTTAGTCTTCCTTTGGATCATATTATCCTTCTCTTCAGCTGCCTTCCTTAGAGACTCTGGGTTCTCTCTTTGAGGCTGCTCAGGGGCAGCAACACTCCTGATGAATTCCTTTGTGTCACAGTAGATGACAGCAGGCTCCATCATGTTGTTTGTGCCATCGTTGGTAATCGAGAGCCCTAGGGTTCCCACATCGTTCTCGCAAGAGAACTTCATGGTGTCAGGTGCTGTAGACACAACTTTGAGTTGCTTAGCCGCATTCTCATGTGTCATGTACTTGGGAGCTCCTTCGTCATTGAATCTGCAGTGGAGGTCAAATCCTGGCATTTTGGCCATCTCAAACCCCCAGTACTTCTCTATTATGCTTGAGCCTGTGTTCTGAGAGAAACACGTGGATGCTAGGCTATTACCCATTTTTGAGTCTAGCCTCAGGTTCCCGACCACTAGTACAGCAATAGTGGCTAGGATTATAAGTAGTATAGTAATTTCAAACATTTGATGCACCAGCTTTGTGT